TTTTCATAATCCTGCTTTGCTTGTAGCATTTTCTTTTTGTAAATGGTTCGATCTTTATAGATCTTCTCCATCAGTTCTGGTAAGAACCCTCGAACATCCTTTCGATACATTGCACCATTAGCACAAACTGCACTGTCCTGATGCATCTCAAAAGTCAATTCCTCATTAAGTATTTTATCAACAGTTGCTGTTGGGTGTTTTGTCTCAAGGAGTGTCTCTGGGGAAATATTATATTGCATAATGAGATGAGGGTAAAGAGAGTTAAGATCAAAACTAACCACCCAATCATACTTTCCTGGTATCGGTTCTTTAACATAAGCACCTGCGTATTTTGCATCCTTATCAGTTTGTTCTTTAGGAGGAATAACAACATTTCTTTTTTTAAGATAGTTGTAGATAATTGTATCCCACATACGAACTTGAGAGAATACATCAGCATAGTTTGCCTTAGCATCATAAGCCATAACTATTGCTAGTTCAATCAACTTCATCTTATCTTCCAGACGGTCAACAAGTTCAACGTCAATTATATTATACTCTACAAACTTTTGCCAACCCTTTGTATAGAAGTCCTTGAATGTGTCGAACTCTGAGTGGTCAAGTTTCTTTTGTCCAAGTTCAACAGATGCAATATAATCCAAACGGTATGACTCTTGTGCCTTGTAAGTAAACTTTCTATAAAGATTAAGATAATCTAATTGAGTAACACCACCAATATCATAAGATATTTGTTTACGTCCCATTATATGGATCTCTCTTTCAGTCACTAATCCCCATGGAGACATTCTCCTCATTAGTTTCTCACCAAGAACACGATCAAGTCTTCTGGTCAGATATGGAATATCATACAACTCACTGTTCCATCCAGTCACAACCTCTGGTGTATTCTCTTCTACCATCCACCAGTTAATAAAACTAAGTAAGAGTTCATACTCAGTTTTAAATGATTTGTATATTACATTATCTTGTTTATTATCAAAATTTCCTAGACCCCATGTACGAATCTGTTTAGTATTATAATCTTGAAGACTAATCAATAGGATTTCTTCTGCAGCAGATTCTACATCAGGGAAACCATTCTCTGACTTTACCTCAATATCAAGTGTAGATATTTTAATCTTGTTTATATCAAACTTTATCTCTTCCTCTGGATACTTATCAGAAATATACTGGTATATAAATCTCTCATTACCAAAAACTTTAAACCCTTCTACACCATCATACTTCTTTATAAAGTCTCTACTCTCACGCACAGTTCCAGGCTTGACTGCTTCGACATGTTCACCTTCCAAGGTTTTATACTTGGTCTTCTTGTTAGAAGACACAAAAAGGGTTGGATAAAACTTCTCTCTGGTCGCAAAATGTTTTCCATTTTCGTAACCACGAACTAAGAAGTTGTCTCCAACCATCTGAACGTTTGTATAGAATCGCATTATGTAATAAGTTTTTCGTACTTCTTAAGTAGAGTTGCCTTAGGATCAACAAGGGTCAATATCTTATCTGATGATATCATAATTTCACGTTGGCTGCTAACATCAATTAACCATTGTGAAAGAGTATCCTTCTCACCTATAAGATAAGGATCAATTAATTTACAATCAGGTTCTCCCAATTCAGTTGATACTTCCTGTATTTGGGATATCAGTTTCTGATTGTTTGTTAGACAAATAATCTTTATCGACATTTATTCTTTCCTCGTAAAGTTCTTTAATTTTAGATACAGGTTCTACAATAGTAACTAACCAATCAGCTCTAACAGGTACTTTTCTCTCTTCAGAAAAAATAAGCCATGGTCTTAACATTACCTCAACATCATGCATTCCTGTTTCTTTTTGTTCCTCTGTTATAAACTCAGGTGCTCTAGCCTCTAGAGTATAAGCGTTTTGAAAAAGATAACCATGTAGTTTTTCATCAGCAACTAATTCTTTTACATCTGATATAACATGTTCACCAGATTTTAGTATAGCAAGTTTTATAGACATTGTTTTTATCGGTTAAAAATAGTATAGCATAAAAAAAGAGGACAGTCAACTAAGTTGGCGGCCCTCGATTCCATCTCGAACTCATGATTATTTATATGTAGTCCTTACGAGCATGATGCTCTGGGACAACTTTGTTTAAATTAACAGTTAAGAGTCCATCTTCAAACTTGACGGATCCAATCTCCGTATCGTCGGTGATCGTCCAAACTCGTTCGAAGGAACGTTGGGCCAGTCCTTTATAGACAAATTCTCCAACATTTTCTGATTCTTCTTTTTTGCCTTCGACATATAGTTTTCCAAACTCTGTATAGACTTTAACTTCATCCTTTTTGAAGCCCGCCAATGCGATTTCGAGTTTTGATTCATGATTGTTTAATTGTATCAAATTATATGGTGGATAATTTGACGTTTGTGGCGGTGCGTTGAAAAACCTGTCTAGGTAGTCATCCATTCCTATGCCATTTTGTCTTATCACCTTCATTAATTCTGGAAGGTTGGCTGTATGATAAGTTGCTAAGTTAGTCATTTGATTCTCCTTTAAAAGCGAGTTTTAGTTTTTGTACCCGAAGCGTACACTACTAATTATATCTAAGACCGTTTGCATAGGTGGAGGATAACCGATTAATATAGGTTCGGGTCTCATCTATACTCTTAACATGGTACGTTTTACCGCCCATCTTTTTTATTGCTTCCGCTAAAGGATAATCATTTTCACCTTTATTCATCATGTCTCCAAAGAAATGAAGGTCATCATAAATTTCAAAATATTGAAGTATTTGACTCTTATCACTATCAGAAATATCAAGACCAGTTTGGCCACCAATCTGTATGTTTAGATCAGGAAACTCAGTTTTAAGTCTGTCTAGAATATCTCTTCTTTCATTTGTATTGATATCCCACTTTACATACTCACTTCTATATTTCATATTATCCTCTCCTCTTCCAAGAATACTAAAGTTTATTCCACCAGGTCTGTGTTCGATATGATTACCTGTCTTATTTGGGAATGTACTAAAGTCTAATTCATCATTAAGAAACTTAGTCAGTTCATCAGGTGGTTCCCAATCTGACCTATAAATGTTTTTGTAGGGTGCATCTGCTGTACCAAATTTATCCTGTTGATATACATCTGAACCAGAACAATTAAATATCCCTGCACATCTGGTAAGGATATCTCTTCCAAGTTGATCTATAGTTTTCTGATGATCACTACCAGTAACTATGTACGTGGGAAACTTACAACAAAATATAAGAAACTCTGCTTCAAATGATGTAGTAATTTGTTGACGACTTTCAGTTAATGTTCCATCAACATCAAAAATAAATTTTCTCATTGAAATTTTGGGCCTGAATAAAAAAGTGTTATGCTATGTCTTTTCCCTTTTGTTACTGGAGTAACTCTATGAGGAATACTTGATTTAAGTATAACAACATTACCTGGTTCGGCAAGCTCTCCAACTTCTCTTTCTCCACCATTACCAAATATAAAGAATTTACCTCCTTCATATGGTTCAAGTGAAGCATTAACTAACATTGTGAATTTAATATCATACTTTTCACTATTAGATCCATCACAATGCCAACCATACTCTCCTTTGTGTTGACTAGAATATTCATTTAATCTTATATAATTAGCATCATATTGAGGCCAAATATTATAACCAAACTGTTCTTGATTAATTCTTAAGAATGCTTGCTCTAATGGTTCAAATGATTTTTTAAAATGAATCCATTGAGCCATTTTAACTTTTGCTATCTTAGTTACACCAATAGCAGCTTCATCTTCCGCATCTACTGTTACTTGAGAAAACATCTCATGTACTTGTGATAACTGATCAGATGAAAAAATTTTAGGAAAATACCAATATGCTAAATTAGTTATCATTTATATTCCAAATTCTATCACAATAATCTTTTATAGATCTATCAGAAGAAAAGAAACCAGACCTTGCGATGTTCAATAAAGACATTCTATTCCATGTATCCTTATTTGTCCAGGCCTGACTAACTTTATCTTGAGCATTGATATAATCTTCAAAGTCAGCCATTACAAAGAATGGATCATGGTTCTTTAAATTGTTTATTAAAGGTGAGAACATATCTCTATCACCTGCACTAAAATGACCACCCTCAATAAGACGTATTGCTTCACCTAATTCTGTACCAATATAATGTTGTGGATCATAATGATTCTTTTGTAGTTCACCAATCTCTTCTTCATTCTTACCAAATAAGAAGAAGTTTTCTGCACCTACTAAATCACGAATCTCTACATTAGCACCATCAAGTGTTCCTATTGTAAGAGCACCATTCATCTGGAACTTCATATTTCCTGTACCTGATGCTTCTTTACCTGCAGTGGATATTTGTTCTGATAAGTCGGCAGCAGGATATACTTTCTCTCCTAGTTTTACACTATAGTTTGGTAAGAATATAACTTTCAAAAGATCCTTACTATCTGGATCATTATTAACTACCTCTGCAATATTACAAATGAAGTTAATAATCATCTTAGCCATATAATAACCTGGTGCTGCTTTACCACCAAAGATTACTGTGCGTGGAACAATATTATCTGTCTGTCCATTTTTAATACGAAGATACTGTACAATAACTTCAAGAGCACGAAGATGTTGTCTTTTATATTCATGTATTCTTTTAACATGAACATCAAACATACTTGAAGGATCAACAGTGATACCAAGATTATCTTGAATGTAAACAGATAGATCATGTTTACCAAGTAACTTATTTTGTTCAATCTTTTCTAATGCTTCTACATCATATTGACTTGCTTCTAATGTATTAAGAGAATCCATATTGGTTATCCAATCTTCACCAACATATTCATTTAAAAAATTCTTAATCATAGGAGATACCCATCTACGTGGAGTAACACCATTAGTTACGTTAGTAAACTTATGAGGCCACAAGTCATAGAAATCAGGCATTAAGTTTGTCTTAATCAATTCTGAATGTAATGCTGCAACACCATTAACATGATGAGATCCTACAGTTGCAAGATGAGCCATACGAACTGACTTATTACCAGACTCATCAATAATAGATAACTTACCTAACATAGATTCATCACCAGGATATTTCAATCTTACTGTTTGTAAGAACCTAGTATTGATCTCATAGATAATTTCTAAATGTCTTGGTAGTAAATATTTGAATAAACCAAGATCCCATTTTTCTAATGCTTCTGGAAGAAGAGTATGGTTTGTATATGCTATAGATCTAGTTGTTATATCCCATGCAGTATCCCAATCAAAATGTTTATCATCTACAAGTAATCTCATCAATTCTGCAACAGCAATAGAAGGATGAGTATCATTAAGTTGTACTTGATATCTATTTGGAAACTCTTCTAAAGGTACTCCACACTTTTCTAAGTTACGAATCATATCTTGGAGAGACGCACTTACAAAAAAGAATTGTTGTTTTAATCTAAGTTGTCTTCCTTGATCTGTACCATCATTAGGATAAAGAACCTTAGATATAGTTTCTGATTGTACTCCTTGTTCTACTGATCCAAGATAGTCACCTATGTTAAATGCATAGAAATCAAATATCTCAGTAGCATCTGCTCTCCATAGTCTTAGTCTATTACAACTATCAACTCTATATCCCAACTGCAATACATCATAAGGTACAGCAACTACTTGTTCAGCAGGAACCCAACGTACTCTATGATTACCTCTATCAGATGTATAGTGTTCTACATAACCACCAAATCCAATAAAACAGGATTCATCAGGATAACACATCTCCCATGGCCAATCTCCATGTAACCAGTTATCAGTAACTTCTATTTGTTGTCCGTCCCTTATTTCCTGTTTGAATATACCAAACTTATATCTTATACCATAACCAGTAGCAGGTACTTTAAGAGTCGCAAGAGACTCCATATAACATGCAGCAAGACGACCAAGACCACCATTACCTAATCCTGGTTCTTCTGCTAATTCTAGCACCTGATCTAATGTTGTATTATAATCCTTTACTGCTTCTTCTGCTTCTTTATATACACCCAAATTTAAAAGATTGTTTCCTAACTGCGGGCCAATCAAAAACTCTGCAGAGAGATATGATACTTGTTTTTCTATAGTACAAACCTCAGGTGCAAGATGATAGTCTATCATCCTATCCCTTATAGCATAACACAATGCCATGTAGATATCATGTGATGAAGCAGTCTCAGGTCTTTTCCCTAGTGTATAGTAGAGACGATCCTTGATTGCAACAGATAAATTACTCGTCAACTTTTTTCTTCTTGCTACCTATATTATACTTTGTTTCAAGTATCCAGTCATCTTTGTCTCTATATGCTAATACTTTGATTTGATTCAAAGGAGCAATATCTTGTATCTTAGTAACATCAACTATCCCTATGAGGCCCCAATCAGCAAGAAGCTGAGCAATACGATTCCGACGCTGAACATCATTAGAAGTAAGGTTAGCGTGTTTTCCATCAAGAGCAAAAAGCTCTTTAAAGTGGACAAGGTAGTACCTCCCTTGTTTGTGTAGAATATGACAAGATTGATATATCTTTTTCTCTTTCCTAGATGCTACTCCGATTCTGGTTAGAGTCTCTCTAACCTTTAAAAAGTCATCTGGCTCTTTTAATGTAACTTCTACCATCTGATCGGTAGTCCATTTCACTTCAGGCTCTTGCACCACACTCATCGTTTTCCTCCAGTTTCAAATTTCGATTTTATAAAATTAAGTTGTTCAGTTGTGAGGATTTTAAGAGCTTGTTTTGCCTTTTCGTTACTATAACCATAATAACGTTTTACCATGTCAAGATCTTTAATCTCATCTTTACGGAGCCAAGGAGAGAATCTCTTCTTAGGTCTGAGTGTATTTAGAAAAAAATCATATTGCATCTTCTTAGGTAGAAAATGATACTGATTCATTTCATTTGCAAACATAATTGAATCCAGATGACCAGAGTAAATACGGTTTACAATATAGGGTGCATAATTCTTCTCCAATGAAGGATCTTCTTCAATAAGATTTTTCTTTGTTTGGTTAATTGAGTTCAACCAATCTTTCAATTCAGTCATGATTTAATAAATTTATATGCTAGTGAGACTCTAAATCCAGTGTAATATCTATGCGTTCCATCTGCATAGTGTGTTATATGTGATGGAAACATTATAGCACGGTTTGGTTTATATCCAACAATTTTAGTAGGTTCTTTGTTATCTTCAGAAAAAATTAAGTGACCACCCCAGTCCATTTCCCATATTGGATTTGGATAATATAGAAAAGTATAATCTCCATCATCTGTATGAGGATTTCCTGACTGGCCTGCTGATTGACCATTAGCATATATTCTGCGTACTCTATAAGATATCCCTAGTTTATTACATATAATATCATACAAATATTTGCTGAAGAATTCTTCTTTATGAAGTTTATCCATATGCCAAAACCAATTATTATTGTTACCTCCACTTGGAGCCCACTTAGGTCTTAACAATAGATCAAAAATCTCCTTTCTAATATCTTCAGTAAAGAAATTATCATACACATCAATACTAGGAGTAATAACTAATTCCAATGTCGGATTACCCCCGCAATAATAAAGCAATTAGTGATAAGGTAGCTGAAAAATATAAAAGTCCGTACCACAAGTACGTGATTGTCATATTTTTTTGTTCGCTCGTCTGCGAATGATCCGAGTGCATACTTCCAGATTCTCCAAAGTCTAATCATATTTAATCCAATGTCTGTCTTCACGACGTGTACTATCTATCTCCCTATTGAAAGGAAAACTAACAGATAATCTTTTAGTATGTGATGTTGCTAAATGAGGATAATATCTTGGTATCCAAATAGCATCACCTGGTTTCATATCAACATTCAATATTGGTTTTTGATCAGTTTCTATTCTAACATCCTTCTTTTCTTTTAGCAATTCTTTGGGATTAGAAACTGCCTCCCAGACTTTAAAATTAGTTATTCCCTCACATTGAACTATAACATTATCACTCATATCAAAATGAATTTCAAATGGATGTCTTGGTTTTAAATTACGACACATGTAGATGTGTGCATCTACTTCTTGATTATATTCATCTTCTAAATTTTTAGCGAACTCATTTATCTTTTCTGTAGACCTAGACATATCCGTGAAATAAGAAACACCACTTTCATCAATAATTTTTTCTAGTAAACCAGACGGATAACAATTAGCATCAGTACACCAGTAATTATTTTTCCATGTATCAGTTCCTTCTCCAAATACCCTTACTCTAGATGCAGACATTAAAGGTCTTATATTAATAAGATTGGATATTTCTTTCCAAGATAATAAATTAGGACAGTATCCTTTTTCAAATTTAGGGATCATTTATCTACAACATACACGTTACCAGAAATTGATATACGTTTTTCATCTGACGTATAGAATGGATTTACTCCATGATAC